GCTCTTTGCTTTAACTTAGCATTATATGTTTCTATAAGAGATTTTTTAGTATCATCATCTTGATCTAAAGATTGCATTTCTAAAACAGCTTGTGCTATTGCATCATCAGCTGCTACATTTTGCAAATATCTATCTCTAAACATTTTTGTCATCTCAACTGCTCCAGTATCTCTATACATTGATTGTGGAGCGGGTAATTGGTATCTTGCCATATTAATTATTTTTTATAGTTTCTCATCCTTCTTAGTCCTCCAAACTTATTTGACTCTTTGTAGCTTTTAGTTTCTTCATCCCACACTAGATTACCTCTACCTCCATTATCTAAATAAGCTAAAGTAGATCTATTGTATACTCCTGTATCAGAGCCTATAGCATCTGCCATAGCCATATCTGCTTTATAGTCTAGTATATCACCAAACCCTGTTTGTAGACTTGAAGCAAAACTACTTACTCCTGCATACTTTTGGAATTCCATATCGTCTTGACGTTTTTGTCTTCTAGCTGTATTAGATTCATCTATTTGATCTTTTCTAGCAGCTTCTGATCTAATCATTTGAGCATTAAATATAGACGCTTGTTGAGATCGTCTCATATTATCTAAAGTCATTTGTTGTTTTAACTGAGCTTCAGTGTTCTGTACTCCAATATTAGCTCTAGTTTCTGCAGCTCTAATGTTAGCTTTAGCATCTTGTCCTTTACTAAACGCCATCATTTTATTAATCATATTGGCTGGGCCTCCACCAGAAGTTTCAATGTATTTATTCATACCTCTTACTTCGGAGCCTACATTAGATATGTCTAGATTATAATCATATCTTTCTAGTCTTGGAGCCCTACCTTCTTCTGCTACAATAGGACTTTTAAATCCTGGCGTATATTCTGCTTGTTGTGCGGCTGGCTGCTTATGGAACAAAGAATAAGCTGCCGGTATTATACCTGCTGCCATACCTAAATAAGCTGCTCCAGGAATTCTAGCGCTTCTGTCTTTATTTTGCTTAACTTTAGTTAAATCTCCAGACTCACTAGGATCGTAATCTAATTGTCTATCTCCTTCAAACCAATTATTATTAGCATCTAATGTATATTCAGTTCCCTCACTGTCTGTATATGTTGTTTGTTCTGTTAATGCTGGATTAGTTATCATAGTATACTGTGGAGAAGGATCCCTTGTTTCTGTTACACCGTCGTCTAATACATCATCTTTAGTTATAGTAGAATCTGTTTGCGGACCTATTTCACGATTTGTATCTAATGTAAAATTACTAAGTTGAGGTTTTAATTCCCACTGATCTGTATCATCATTATACTGTAAGTTGTCTTCAGCTTTTTCATAATCTTCTACACTTTGAATATCTAAATTTAAAAGATCTTTAGCTGCTTCATCAAACCTGTCTGTATTTCCACCTACTGGCGCTGGGCCGGTATCTTGAATTAACTCACCTTCATTTTCTGAAGGTAGTACTGTGTTTTGCATTGGTATCCTAGGAATTTCTTTTGTTTTATTTTCTTCAACTACAACTTCGTCTAGTGCTTGACTTATAGTAGTATTTTTTTCTATTGCAGTTTCAGTAGTATCATTTCCAAAAATTCCATCCTCGCCTAATGGTTTTGGATTATCTGGTGTCCCGTATTTAGCATTATAAGCTTTTTGATAAGCTATAACAGTATCATAATTTGATTCTCCATCTTCATTAAACATAGCATCAAAGTCAGTAATACCAGCTGCATCAAGTACTTCTTGATCTACTTTACCCATCCAGTAATCTGGAAAATTATCTCCCAAAGCATTTATTAATTTTTCTGTATCAGACCCTTTGTCTACTCTATAGTTTTTACCTCCAATTGTTTCTTTTGTTTGCCCTTGTGTAGTACCTTCTCTTTCTGGATCTGGCTTAAGATCTGTAGTTTGCTTTAACTCTTCTTGTTTAATTGCATTTTCAAGTTCTTTTACACTCATAGTTTTCATTTCAGAAACAGGTATATTAAGCTCTTTACCCCTTGCTACTAATTCGTCATTCTTTGCTTTTTGTTCCGCAGCCTTTTGTTCAACTTCTCTTTCTTGTTGATCTACTATCATTTGTTCTTGTTCTATAGCATCAGATAGTTCTGATTCTGTATTTTCCCATTCTGATAACTCTGTTTGATAATTTGACATTGCTTGTTCATGCTCTGCTTTAGCATTATTATAAGATTCTAATTCTTTTTGAAAAGCTTCTTCTTTTTTCTTATCTGCTCTCATTTCAGCTGTTGTAGGTGTTCTACCAAAATAACTAGTTTTTTTAAACTTAGGTTCTTTTAAATTAAAAGTAGGGGGTGTAGGTTTAGTAGCTTCATGTGTATTATAAGCATTTTCTGCGGTCTCTAACTCTCCACCTGTTTGATACTTCATTACTCCTCCTAGCTTAGCTGTTTGAACTTTGTTAGGATTTCTACCTGCAGCTTGCTCTTGCATTTTAGCAAGTAAGTTAATTTCGTTTTGATCTCCACCATCTCTTAGTATGTCTTTATGCATATCAGCAAATGATCTACCACCCTTCTTTAGGTAAGATGAAAAGAAATAATCTCTTTTACCTCCTTTCTTAGCCATACTTACTTTATCCATAGTCTCTCCATCTTCTACTTCTGTTTGACTATCCATCATAATACCACCTTCATCATGTGTTTGCCCATTAAATTGTACTGCATCACTTCCTGGTATAGGCTGCATTTCTCCTCCTGGTAATGCCATTCCACCTTGTTGGTATTGTTGCATTTGATCATACATACCACCTGTTTGCATTTTATTAAGATTCAATCCAAAGTCAATGTTATTCTCTCCTGCGTTTAATGCTAATAAAGGGCCTTTACCTAATCCTGGAGTTGGTAATTTAATGCTTTCAGCAAGACTAAAAGCTGCTTTACCTTTTTTTACTTTTTTAGCTACTTTTATTCCTTTCATAACTTTTGCGCCTCTTGTACCTAATTTAGCTATTCCCGCTGCTTGTCCAAGTCCTGGAATCATAGATCCAGCATTTAAAGCTAAATCTCCCATTTGACTTTTAGCTCTGGCTTTATCTCCTGTTAAATAGTTATATCCTGATCTTATAGCAGATATACCTGTATTTACAGCATCAGGAATAATACCAATTCCTGGAGTTAACCCCCCAACAGTAAGAGTATCTTGGATTTTATCCATCGTATTATATTTTACTCCTCCTGATTGATACTTATCTCTTAGTTTATCTATGAATTTTTTTCTATACATAATTTTTAATTTTTAAGCGGCATACCCATATCTAGGCGTACCCATTCTCATACCCCCCATCTGCGCAATAACATTTCTACCTAAATCATAACCTGAGTAAGTTTTTGCTTTTAACGCTCCTGCTCTAGATGCTACTAACTGTTCTCCAAATTTCTTACGTAATTTTTTATTACTTTTAGTTGCAAATGCTTTTCTTTCAGCCTCTAACTCTTCTTCTTCTTCTCTTGCTTTTTTCCTTCCTGTAAGTCCTTGGTATAGCCCTACACCTGTCCAATTATAGCTCCTCCTACAGCTCCAACTACATTTCCTACACCAGGGATAACAGAACCAAGCATAGCTCCGTATCCTGCATATTCTCCAGCTTTAGATAATGTATCTCCTGTCGCCTCACCTGCAGTCCATGTTGTAGCGTCATTATCATCTGATAATTTTTTAATTCCTTTTCCTGCAACATTTGCTGCAGCTGCATAAACATTTACATTATTTAAAGCGCTTGCTGCTGATCCTACTGCTGAAGCAGATCCAGCTGTGCTAGCAAGATTTGTAGCAGTTCCTCCAAATTGAGTTGCTGTCCCTCCAAGTCCCGTTGCTGTTTTTCCTAATTGAAATCCTTGTGATAAAGTATTACCTGCCTGCAAACCTTGTTGCCCTATCTTAGCAACGTTTGCTGAACTTTTAGCAATATCAAATCCGCTTTTAAGATTTTTAGCAGTTTGAAATCCAGCCATAGTAGTTTTAGCTGCTTGAAATCCTTTAGCTGCTTTATTAGCTGCTCGAACTGTCTTAAAAGATTTTACAGCATCTTTAATTGATGAGCCTGCACTTTTTTGACCTTTTATAAGACCAAGACTTTGTGCACCTTCTAGCCCAGTGCTTATTGTTCCCCCTACCATCTGAGATTTTTGTTCTTGCTCTGCAGCTTTTTGTTCTAAAGTTAGTTTGTCTTCTTCTTGCTGAGCTTCCATTTCTTGTGAATCTATATCAGCCTGTCTAGTTAAACTTTCTTTTTCGCTTTCAAAATCAGATAATCTTTGTTCTTGAATTTGAGGATTGCTTTCTTGATATACAATATTAGCGGTAGTCCCTGCATTACCTTGGCCAGCAGAAGCTACTGTATTATCAGCATACATTCCACCTCCTTGATACATGCGTTCCATATAACCACCCTTCTTCATATATCTAGACGAATTTCGTTTAGCTTTTTTTATCTCTTCTAAACTTTTTTTAGCGTCTGTAAATCTATTAACCTCTGAATCATATCTAGAGCGCACACCTCCAGATTGCATCATAGATTTAATTCGTTGTGCTTGGCCTTTATGCATAGCAGAAGCTTTTAAAAGTTCTTTTGATATTTTTTTAAGTTTTTTTGTTTTCATATTACCTGTGTATTTTTCTTGCACCCACATTCGTGGAATACAAATTTAGTAAATTATTTGTAACATTGTCATAAATTAATCGGATTCCTACCCATTTATCTATAAATTTTCTCTTTTTATCCCAATTCTTAGCTAAATCTATATAAGCTGCGTTTACAATCTCATTCATACCGTCTATTATAAACATGTTATTTATAGAAGAAGTTGTTATAGTTCCAGTGTTAGCTCCCCCTACAACATTAGATCCTGTAGCTGTATAATAAGCTCCTGTATCTTTTGCTAAATTAGCTAAATCTCTAAATTGATTTATTTTCCACTCATTACCAACTCGTCTTGTATTAATTAAGTATTCTATTTTATCTATGTTAGAAGGAGTTAGTAGTGTACCATCAGCAGTAGTTTGTCCTACTCCCGCTAAATCTTGCCAGTAAGACCCAATGCCTGAAATCTGCATTGTATTATATATTAAGAAGCTAGTAAAGCCATGCTCTAAAACACTAATACCTGCTTGATTAAATGTTTCTAAAGTATAACTTATATTAGCAGTTAATGAATCTATACTTTTAGTTTCATTATGTATAAACTCAAATTCAAAAGGGTAATAGTAAGTAACAGCTTTAAACTCCGCATCTGTATAATACCCATTTTTATTTTCTTGATAAAGTATACCGTGATTATCTTCAGCATTATGTTCCCATATTCCTAAATTACAAAGTGTAGATCCAACCCAACTAGCTGCAGGAGTCATCGGTCCAAAATTCCATCCAGGTCTTGCATATTTATCTGTTGCTGAATAAAAATTTGTAGATGTATTAAAATAAATATAAGGCACATAGTCATGAAAACTACACCACATACCCATTTCAGGGTAATAAGATATTGTCCACCCTCCTTTTGTAAAATATTTTTCGTCATCAAATTCAATAACTATTGTTTCTTGTATATTTGTAATTTTATTTGACGATTCTAGTGTAAATTTACATAGACTTGAACTCCAGAAAATAGAGCCCAAAGGAGGAGGAGACACATTAGGATTTGAATTTGCTATAGCTATTCCATCAATAAAAAAGTGTGTAGGATCTAAATCTCTTTTAGTTAATATAATACGTTTATATTTAGGGTCATAAATACTATGGAAACCTAACCCTAATATTGGATTATCAATGCACAAGTTGCTGAAACCGTAAATTTCTAATTTTGATCTTAAATTATCTCTAAACCAATCTTCTAGCCCTAAACTACTTATTTCTGATAATTCTTGCTTCATCATAAAAACTTTTTTAGATGCTACATCTACAAAAAAGTAACCATATCTAGTAGTTAATGCTGCGTATTGAGATTGAGTCCCCGCAAACCCATCACTTGTTTGGATTATTTCGTCTGGCTCTTGTTGGAATATATCACCACTTCCTACAAAAGCTTCACTACCATCTTTCATCTGCATAGACTGTTTACCTTTAGCTGCAAATAAACTTTCTTCCATGTGGAAATACAATAAATTATTAAAAGTAGCTAGCTTCCATAAGTCACCTCTATTTTTAGGTAAGTCTTTAAATTGATTTGCTAAAAATATTCTATAGTTATCAATTAAACTAGTAGGATCATTCTTTGTGCTTCTGTGTGTTCTTGTAGGAAAATCAGTTTGATCAAGTTGTTTTATAGGTAAAGGTATAGCTGGTCTTATGTCATTATTTTCAGAGTAATTACTGTTATATTTTAAATTGTCAAAATGCATAAAATCTTTTGGTCCTGAATCTCTAAGAATAGATTTAGCTACTCCTTGAGGAAAATATTGACTATCACCATCTTCTTGATGTCTAAAGTTAATATTATCTGTACTTTCGACTATGTGATAGTGTATACCTTTTTGAGGCTCTGAAGTTAATGTTGATTGATTATGCTTAATAGATGTAGTTAGTCCATATCTACATATAAAAGTGTCTCCTCCAAATATACCTGTTTGACTTGCGTCAATTGGATTTTCATTAAAATCTCTTTGTATTGTACTTTGTAAAGTAGTTACAGAAAAATCTGCATTATAAGTATAAGTTTGTCCAGTAGGACCTTCCCAATCAAAAAGTATAGGCGCTCCATTTTCAAATATAAAATTATTTAAATCTTGACCTAACACTTCAAACCCTGTCCAAATTAATTCTTGATCATCTATAGATTTATATACATCTGTTTTAAATGCTCTTAAATTTACAATAGCTGAATTACTTCTAACTCTTCCATTACCTGTTCCAGACCAATTACCAGTATTATCTAAAGTGTTAACAAGTATAGCATCATTTAAACCACCAATACCATACTCCCCTAATATAGTATTTTGACCATCAAAAAATCCTGCATTATCTCCCCCTGTTCCCCCACCATCACCAGTACTAGATTGAGTTTGTCCTGGATAACTTATAAGATTATTTGTAGATGTTAGAGCGTGATCATTCATTAATTTAAATACTATACAACTTTCACCAAACTCATTAAATAATTTTCCTCCAAAACCTAAAGCTTTACCTTCAAATATACTGTCTCCTAATAAATATGTTTTAGCTTTTTGCCCAATTAATCTAGGCATAGTTAAAAATGTGGGAGTAGCATAAATAGCCCCAATAAAAATAGCTGACTTCATAAATTGAGGGTAACAATTAAATTGTGCATCCCACCCCCAAGTTTCTTCTATTTCATCAATATTTGTAGCAGCATTAGTTTTAATCCTAGTAACCATTTTTTTATCTTGCTCTAAACCAGGACCATTCCAAACTAAATTTTGTGAGTAGTATTCAATACTTATATGTGTTGCTGACGCTAAACTATTTTTAGTTCTTAATAAATAAAAATCATGAAATGAAAATACATCCATAGCAGGCTCATCTGAAGTTATTGGACCTACAGCTAAATTACCTTCATCATAAAAAGGTAGATTTGGATAATCTTGCCAATCCCTCATCCAAGGATCTAAGTTATAAAATACTTCAGGTTGATCTTGAAGTGTTGCTAAAATCTGATTAGATTCTGCAACCTGACCTGCGGTACCAGCAGCAGCTTCTTGACACAATCCTATTTGATCTTTATGCATTAAACCTGGAATTATAGGAGACTGCCCTAATACAGTTCTATCTGCGTGTGTTCTTTTTGCATAGTATACTCTAAATCCTTGAACTTTGTCAGCTATTGATCTAGGTATTTGTACATCTTCTAGTGTAAAACCTAATCTTTGAACTTGGTGATTAATGTCTGCATCATTATAGTCAGCTAAAGTTGAAGCCCCCGCTCCTGATGTAATTACAAATTCTATAAAACTATAATTATAACCAAAGTCTATACAATTATGACAATATTTATCATAACCTGCTTGAAACATAGAACTCCCATTACCAGTTGTTTTTTGAGATTCTAAATAAATAGTATCACCAGGACCTAAAGCAATTGTTTGTGCTCCACTGTTTCTCCAACTATTATAACCAACCCAATTTTGACCTGTAGTCCCACAACCACAGTCCGCATTTGCATGCCCACAAGGACCACTAAAAGCACCACCTGTAGCATTAGAACCGTTAGTCCAATTAATATTAGGAGCATCTGTATCTGACGCTTCATTTACCCAGCCACTAGCAGCTGTGTTAGATATAAGTCTAGTAACTATATCACCATTAGGATCATTAGAACTTTTTTGTCTATGCACTACCTGCCACCTAACTGTAACAGTCATAGTTTGATCAGCTTTAAAATAGTTATTATTAAAATCCCATAGAGCCGCCTCCATAGCTGGATCATTTTGAGATCCCGCATTCGAAGGGTTACTACAGCTAGCAGGACCATTATTCCCCATATTAAATATATTCCTACTCCAATTACTACTGTTATTATACCACTCAGGATGAGCTGTGTTAGTAGTTTGTCTTTTTCCATAAATCATAACTAAAGTTCCATTCCAAGCTGGCTGTCCAGCTGTAGTTCCTATAGATCCTGTAGTTCTACACTTTCTTTCATCTGTTATAGTTTTATATTCTTCATGTCTATTTGAAGGAAAATGATGGTGTCTTACGTGATTCCCCTGTATATTATTTCCTGTATACCCAGATAAATCCCATATTTCAAAATTACTATTGTTAGGGTAAAATTCTGTATTGTTTTGCCAGTAGTTCATATTTCTATAAAGAGCTAAACTCCAATTACCAGCATTAGCGCCGGGATGACTCTTTGAATCTAAGTAGTGAAATCTTTTAGCTTGTCCTGTAGATAACAGCTCAAAGTCTGTCCATAATCCTCCATAAAGATTACCAGCTAAACTAGTTACATCTGCTAACTCATCATCTTGAGGCTCTCTTCCCGGTATATGATAAGCATAACTCATAGAGCCATCTTTCATAATAAAAGCGATATAAAATGCATACACTTCACCCCTCATATATCCTTTCCGTTGAAAAGCATTAGGAGCGTATCTATATGATTCTGCAGGTTTAACAGTAATTACTCCTCCCCCAAAATTATCTACAGGAGTACTTCCCCATCCTGTTTGAAAATTATCTACTGATGCAATGTACCTATCAAAATCATTAAATTTCCTAACTTCAGGAAGTAATTTAATATTGTTTGCATATTTTTGATACCCTAAATCTGGTGAGCTAGTTAAATTACCTAAATACAAAACACCATCTAATTGACTAATAGTTTTTGCAGTTTCATACGATACAGTATCTATAATTATATCTTTAACAGAGCCTGGTGTAAACCCCTCTAATCCTGTAAAAGTTATTTTTTGCTCTCCAAATACACTAGGGTTTATTTCTATATCATTTATTCTTAATGCTTCTGTAGCATCCCCCATTTTTCTAATCACAACAGGACGAATATATTTATAATTTGTATTAAAATTATTAACTTTCCAAGCAATACATTTTGTAGTTTGACTACCATGCCTCATACCATCTTTTTTAGTGGTAGGTTTAGTAGAGTCAAATTCTTCTACAATTGATACAGGATTACTAACAGTTAAAAAATTAGTAGCTACGTTATCTTCATCTACATATGCTAAAGCTAAATAATACACTCCAGTTAATAAACCTCCTCCAGAATTAACTGATTTTTGGAAAGGATTAAATGCCCAATAAATATCATGCAAAAATGTATGAGGCACTGGACCAGAATAAGGAAATAAATTTAATATATTTATATTGTCAATATTTGGAGATGTTATACCATACAGATCACTAGTAGCCAAACTAGTTCTTCGCTGTCTATCTATATTAAATGCTCTAGGAGGATTTAAATCATCTGTCCAATAAACTACTAAATCTCCTTTAGAGTCTATTTTAAAAGTACCTTCTATAGGGTGTAATTCTTGAAAATTTAAATCATTTGTTAATTTACTAGGAGGAGAAAGAAGAGGATTAAAAATTCTTTTATAGAGACCATCTTCCCATATACCTATTTCGCTTCTAGGATTAGGAGTAGTTACAACATCTTTAAGAAAAAGAACAACCTTATCTTCATTAACTTCTATAGCTCCAATAATTTTTTCTGTTTGCCCAGACGACTCAAAGTTTAACTGTGCATTAAGTTTTGTTCCTCCTTCATTAGAAACAGAACCTTTTTTTTCATTAATGATAGTATTCTTAGCATATCTCCAACTTCCTTCAGGTTGGTCAATATTCCCTGTATCTTTAAATAATCCTTTTATAAATCTTTTTTCTGCCATTAGCTTCTATATAAATCTTCTCTTGTGTTTAAATTTTCAAATCCTACATCGTGTTTATTTATGTCTGGAATTAACCTAACCCATTGATTCATAAATGATTCGTATCTATCTATGTCTGGATAGTTAGCTGCATTTCTAGCTTGTGTACAATAATATTTCCATTGTTGTTCTGCAAAACTATAATCTATACCATTATTTTTAAAATCTGGTTTAGCCAATAATATTTTTTTGTATATGTACCAAAACATAGCTTCTGAAAAACTAATATCATCTGGTACTAAAGGATAACAATCTTCATCAATTGGAAACGCCATGTAACTTATACATATTTTTCCACTAGAAAAAGAAGTTTTTATATAATCACAATCTACAATATATGTATCTTCAGAACTTGCGTTTTCATTAACACATCCTTCACAATGCATACTTTTATGAAAATTACTTGCTCCGTATTGTAGTGGTTGTAGTTGATTACTATTATTAAAATAAGCATTTTCAAGTACAACTATTCTATTATTTATTTGATGCAGTATAGCTGTTGTACTATCATAAGATACACCACTATCTTTAGCACTTTTAATCTCATCTTTTAATTCAGTTACTTTAGTTATTAAACTATCTAACTCATTAGAATCTACAGCAGCAACACTGTTATTAATTGATACTTGATTAATATAATATAAGTCTGACGGCATTAATGTTTTGTGATTACTAATATCTAAAACACATTGTTTTTGACACAGCTGTGAAGCTGCTCCAATATGCTCTAAAGCTTCTCCTATCCACTCAATAGCATCATCAATCCAATCATCATTCTTAGGTCTTAAATCTCTAAAAATCTTCCTTATTATTGTTTTACTTGATTTTGTTTTATATACTGCCATATTAATGTTTTTTAAATTTTAAATATGCTAAGTCGTCTTCTCTTAATAAATATATTAATCTTTCTTTATTTCCCTTTAATCCTCTTGTAGCGTCAAATCTATATACTGATTTATTTGGAATTTTACATTTACCTTTTCTCCAATAGTATTTACAATAATATTCATCAGTATGATATATATGCCATTTTACTCCTTCTCCAGTTTTTATATTATATAAAGATTTTCCTTCATCTAGTAACTCTTTCTTATACTTATTACTTTCTCCCCAATCTAATCTAGGAGACCTTGGATCTCTATCTCTCCTAATTATAGATAGCGTTGAAAGATTATTCCCCATATTAAACTCTTTACCTTCTAAGATGTAGTCAATTATCATTATATTAAATTCTTGTACTATATTATTGTAAATACTTTTATCTACATAATTTTTAGATTCTTTAATATAATCTTGATATATATCTTTTAAAGTGTAAAGCATTTTACAAGTCGTCTATATTAGCAATAGGCGGCTCTATAAATCCACCTGATTTATACATCATTTTTTTCATTCCTCCCCCCATCATCTTTTTCTTACCACCATCTTTGTACATAGACATTTTCTTTTTCTTTTTTTTATGTACACCTCCGTGTTTTTTTATAGTACCTGTTTTTTTCTTTTGTAAGAAAATATCAGCTTGAGTAATTTCACCGTCTTTATTATTATCAGGAAATCCTCCTTTCTTTTTCTTTTTTAATCCTCCCATTTTATTTTTGTTTTTAATTTTACGTTCTTGTTCTAACATTTCTTTTGTTGGCGCTTTGCCACTACCTTTATTTGCTCTAATATTATCCCAAAGACCTCGTTTTGAGTAAGAACCATCTTTTCTTTTTATCATTTTTGCCATAATTATTTACTTTTTTTAGCTGCTATTGTTTTATTATCTTGCATTCTATCATTTGCTGTATCACTAAATGTCCCTGACAATAACCCTAGCTCTCCGTTTATTAATCCACTATTAATCATATTTAACATATCTAAAGGAAGTGGGTACTCTGTGTCATGATTATAACACCCCCCTTCTTCACACCCATCAAATCTAGCTATATCTTCTGGGTCTTCAAACACTCCTCGTATGTTAATTGCTTCTAATCCTTCAGCGTTGTAAATATATATATAATCTTCAATCATATATGCTTTTAAGTTTTCAGTTGTATATTTATCATAAGGCAACCATTGAATAGTATTAGAAGGAACAAATGGAATAGTTTTTGTTCCAGTAATATCTCCAACATAAGAAATTGCTTCTTCAAAATTATACCTTATAGTTTTTGGTATGCGTTTTTTACTTCTATACACAGAACATGTTGTTGGTAAAGAGCAGCACTTAGAAGCATCTACAGGCTCTAAGTGGACACACCCTAAATCTTGCTCAAGATGCCTACTATTAAATCCGTTTCTAGAATAATCTCTTCTAACAAACATAGCTCTATAATGCTTAATGTTAAATTTAAGCTGCTCTAAAGATATATGCTCATCTGTGGTAGATCTTCCTCCTCTAACTAAGTTTAGTAGATTATATGCAATTTCGTTTAATGTCATTATTTTTTTCTTTTTTCAATAGACCGCCCTCCAAAATAAGCTCCTATAACAGTAATAAGAACTAATTGTAACAAGTCTGTCCATTTAGGTTCAACTTCAAAATTTATTGTACCTGCGTCTATAAATATCATTAATACAGTACTAACAACTAAAAATACTAGTACCATTGGTCTTACATTTTTACTAAGCCATGAATCACTGTTCATATCAGCTTTCCATCTATCGCTAATTTGTTTTTCCATTTCTATTTCATAACTAGCTACAAGTTCTTTTATTTTTCTTTCTGCTTCTAGTTTTTCTTCTTTACTTGTATGTAAATTATCTATAACTCCCCCAACACCTTTTACAAGATCGGCTGCTCCACCTGAAAATAATTTTGTTAATATACTCATAATTTATTTTTTTGCAAATTTTTCTATACCACTTATACCAAAGCACCCAAGTACTACAAATACAAAGGAATCATATACAAACTCGTTAATCATTAGATCTCTTCCTATCCAACCAGTTATAAGATCTACTATCATAATTACACACATTATTGCAAATGCAATAAAACCTATGATAGATTTTTCATTCCAATTGTTATTGTCTTTAAATATTTCCATTTTATTTTATTATTATATCTACAGCACTATCGCTGTTATTTAATTTAATTTTTAAAATATATTTGTCTCTGTTAAACTCTAAATCGCTATAATCGTATTTTAAAGTAACACCTTTTGGTATAACTAAATTTTTTATATAGTAATAAGTTTCTACAATACTAGTAGCACTTTGACTATATTGTGCTGCAGAAGTCTGTGTATAATCATTTGTGTTTTGTGCAGGAGTAATCTCATTCCTATAATAATTTTGTACTCTAGATTCTGTTTCATCTATTATGTCATCACCATTTTCATCTTGACCTAATCCAAAAGAAACTAAGTCGTTTTGTCTTGTTATATATAAATCTATACTTACAGCATCTGTACTATGTACATTAGTAAAACACACATATTTAGGATTTTCAGAGCTACTATAAAGTTCTTTTAACTCTAAACGTTGTGCTGTATTATTTGTTATATTATAATATAAACTCATAATTAATAACTATTAAAATCTAATTCAAAAACTAAAGTTACAACATATTTTGCAGTAAGTCCTAAATCTACAGAATTTTTCATACTAACACCTATTAAATCTCCGGCTGCAAAAATATTCGTACCAGATGTAATAGATGTTGTAAAATCAGCTGTTCCTTCGTCAACTCTATTAACTCCTGCAATAGCTTTTGTTCCTAGTGTGGCCGTGTTACCAGTAGTCCAATTACTACCAGCTGGAACTCTATCAAGAGCAAATGTTATTTGATTACTACTAGTGTGATGATGTTGATTTGATTTATAATGAACTTTTAATAATTTACCAGCTGTAGGAGCTATCATAGGTGTTACTACGTTTGTAAATGAAGGACTTTCACTTGTTGTAACAAAAGGTATGTAATGAGCTGTTACATCTATATCATCAGTAAAATTAGCTGTTTCCATATAGATTACTTTATTTTTTGTTTGTACTATATTACTTTCTATAGTAACTACGCCAGAAGCACTTCTAGCTATAGTAGTGTCATTAACATGGCCTAATTCTATAGATCCTATACCTAAAGCATTAGAAGTAGACGCTGTAATATTAGAACTGTCTAGACCAGTTAAACCACCTCCAGCACCCACAAAACCACCAGCTGTTAAAAGATTTGTTTGAGGTACGTATGATAAAGCTGTGTCTGTTTCTAAACCTTGAGTTCCTGTTGCTCCATCAACAAACGTCATGTAGTGACTACCAGCAGTACTATTGGCTGCTACTACAGTTGAGGCTGTTGCTATAGCAGCTGTTCCACTAGTATTTTGATTACCAGCAGTATTTACACCAGGTAAATTAATATTAGCTGAACCATTAAATGCAATACCACCTATTGTCCTTGAGTCTTCTAAGATTGTTGCTGAGGCCGCTATACCACTTGTATCTTGATTAAGCGTTCCTATGTTACTAGAATGTATTGTGCCAGCACTAGCTCCTGCCCAATCAACATGCTCAGCCGCTACAAAGTTAGATAGTGAATCGTGATCTATTTCACTAGGAACAGCTGTTGCCGTAATAGTACCACTACTATTTGTAACCCCTACTCCAGTTGCTCCTAAAATTGAAATACTAGGTGTGGTACCAGACGTATATCTAGCTGCAGAACCAGAATCTGTTGTTACAGTAAAATTTGTTACTGTACCTACTTGAGAATCAGTATCTACAGCAGAAGTAATACCAGTCACATGCCCAAAATCATCTAGAGTTAAATCTTGAACAAACGTTCTCCCACTATTATTTACACTAGATTGTGATGATGTATTGCCATGACCTACTGTTGCTGAATAATCACCAGCATCTGTATTTAGCTCATCTAATATAGTAATGCCTTCTCCTGCAGTTAAATCTACTCCAGTTATATCTCCACTACTAACAGTTGCTTTAACTACTTTATTATTAGAATCTAAACCTAAATTACTTCCACTAGCTATCGTGCCAGTAGATATATCATCTAAATAAACATCAGATCTAAATCTAGCTATAAAATCTACAATATGTTGACCAATCCACTTCAATCTATATTACTTTATATTTTGTTTTATTACTTTCATTTTTATATGCAAGTAAGCATCTATTTCTATTTTTTTCTTCAGAAACATAACTTACGTGTATCCATGCAGGATTTTTTTCATTTCCAAATTCCCATATAAGCTGATCAAAATTTAAATTTTCTTTTATAAACTTATACATTTCTGCATTTGTTTTATGCCCAAAAGTATCATCTATATCTATAGCCTGACCTTTACAATGTTGTGAACTTTTTGACCCTCCTATAGCTGTATTTAATTCTTCAGACCTAAAAAAACTATTAATTTTTACAGGACCGCTAACCCAATTTCTTACCGGCTCAAATATTTGTTTAGCTATAATTTTCATATTATACAGCTGCTTTTCACCCGGTCTATTATTAATACCCCTTCTAATAGCAGTATTACTATAAACTCCTTCTTTATCACTTATATGCTTACTTATCATAATTATGCTATTGACCAATATCCATACTCAAGTACACATGCTGCTGTATAAGCTTCCGCAGCAATTGCTAAAGAATTATATATAGGCATATATGCAAACTCTCCTACTCGTAATTTTAATATGTGATTTCCCCCAAATTTTACCTGCACAAATGATGCATTGTTCTCAGAAGAAATTACTTTTAAATATACATAAGAAAAAGCTGAGTTACTTGCTACTACATCCTGCGCTGAACCTGTAGCTATAGACTTTCTAGATAATTCTGTTGGGTTTGTTGTTGCTAAGCTATCGTTTACTGTTACGCCTAATACATCGGTCATAGCATCGTTGCTAGATAGTGTTAAGCCTACTTTTAGTGTTGCCATATTATTTTATTTTATTTTAATTATTATTATTATACTTCAAATAGAAGCAATTCCATAACAGGTGTACCAGCGTCTGCATCATAACACAAATCCTCATCTCCAGACCATGAAAAGAATATAAATTCTTGTGCTCCTATATCATGAATATTTGCAGAATCAGTTGCTCCAGTTCTGATATGAATCTTTTCTGTTGTTTTTATACTTAAGTTTTTTAGATACACATAACATTTACCATAATCATCTGCTTCTAAAAATTTAGCAGCATTTGTTGAAGTAGCAAATCTTTTTTGAACCACATCTTTAGTAAAAGCTACAGTATCTGATTGATTCAAAGTTAGACTGTCACTAGTAGCATTAGTACTAGTTAAACCTAATTTTACTGTTAATGTTCCCATAATTTTTAATTTTATTTATTAATTTTTATTTTTCTAATTACACTTCCGTCGTCATATATAAACAACAAAAGTGTATTGTCTCTAATTGTATTTACTGGTCTTCCTAATAAATCTGTAATCATTATTAAAGTTTTAGCTCCTCTTTTAAGTAAAGGCCCAGACCAAGTACCTTGACAATAATCATATGTAGCTTGACATATAGTATCCCATTCATTTTCACAACAATATTCATCTACATCTATTACCCAGGCGTAACAAGGGTCATTGAGCCAATAAGGACTACCCGGACCAGTGATACAATCAGCGCTATATAAGCAAGAAGCAGAGTCATTAACATTAGCTTCAATATTATAATTCCACGCATTGACATCCATACAGCCTTGCACCACAGTAATACACGAACCGTTATCAGTATTAGCTGTTGAATCATAATTAAGAGCAGTATTATCCATACACCCATAAACATAAGGAACGCAGCTAAAATCTTCAGTATTAGCGGATGAGTTGTAATTAAGCATACTAGGATCAGTACAACCATAAATAAAAGATATACAAGAATTATTGTCAACATTGGCTAAAGGGTTAAAATTAAACATTATTGAATCTGTACAACCATAAACAAATGGAATACAGTTTCCATTATCTGTATTTGCTAATGGGTCATAATTAAACATAGTAGCATCCATACAACCATAGACTACAGGAATACAACTTTCATCAGTAATATTTGCAAGAGGATTATAGTTAAAAGCATCCGGATCCATACAACCATATGTTACTCCTATACAACTACCGTCATCTGTATTAGCACTAATATTGTAATTAAAAGCTATAGGAGAAGTACATCCATAAATAATTGGAGTACAAGAACCAGGTGTATTTGCTTGTGGATTGTAATTAAAAGAACCAACTACCATACACCCAACTACAACAGGAACACACCCTCCATTATCTACATTAGCAGAAAGATTAAAATTAAATGCATTTGGGTCAGTACATCCAAAAACAGCTAAATTATTACAACTACCATTATCTATATCAGCTACAAAACCTTGAGTATAGTATTGTAAATACCCAGGATTTGTACATCCAGGATTGTAGTAGCATGTATCTGCTGTATTAGCTGTATCATTATAGTTATACGCAGATTGATCTAAACATCCATAAATTATATCTATACACTCATTTCCACAGTAAGGTAAAGCAGTATAAATATCTTCTGGATTTTTAAAGTTTTTTAATTTATTTTCATTAGGTCCAGGCCAAGGGTTGTCACCTTCATAGAGTATAACTCCATACGTATTTTCTAACTTAAATGAATTTTGTATTGTTTGTATATCTAATTGTTGTGCATTTTGTTGAGGAGTAGGTATTTCAAAATAATAAAGATATACTTCTTCATATGCACTTAGTGATAAATTAAATGTATCAGAATATACACCATTTGAATTAATTCTAAATTGCCATAAATTAGTGCCTTGTCTTACTCCTAACCAACAATTACCCCAACTGTCACCTCCAGCATCATATAATATTAAATCGTAAGTGCATGGAGATGTTAATTCCATTCTATGTGCTGCTGGATCATAATTAAAAGCACTTGAATCTATACACCCATATAATGCTATTGTACTACAACTACCGTCATCAATTGTAGCTAACTCATTGTACTCTAAGTAATCTTCATCAATGCAGCCATATATAGTAGTATCATTACTACATGAATCTGAAGCATAAGGATTTGATGAAGCACTGTACCCAAAGTTAGGTGGATTTAAAATAAACACTGTATCTTCACAGTCTAAGTTTTTTACAATACAGCTACCAACTACAGAACCACCTCCAATACCATCACCGTAGGTATCGTTTATAGTAAATACAATAGTATCACTAATAGGCACACAAACTTCAGTAAATACTGTTTGTCCTGTTTGTGTATAGTCATATGTCCCAGCTGGCACAGTATATATTATATTACCACCAGATGTTATTTCCCAAGAAGTTTCGCCAGGCCAATTGTCTAATAGTATTGCAACTTCTATTAATGATTGTCCAGAACTACAACTGACTTCCATTACACAAGTGCCATCGTCTACATTTGCCCACGGATTATAATTTTCTGCTAAAGAGTTCATACAGCCATTAATATAAATACAACCAATATTTATAGTAGCTGTAGAATCATAATTAGGTGCTACAGTATCTGTACACCCATAAATTATAGAATATGGATTACTAATCATTATATCATCTATACATATATCGCTAGTAAAACTAGTCCCAGTATTTCCTACAAATGCTATTTTAAAGTTATTTTGTAGATTAAAACTGTCTAATGGATAATAACCTAATTTCCATGCCATACCTTGATCTCCGTTGTATGCATCTATAAAAATATAATTACCAAAGCTATCTACTATAGCTACTTCAAGCTCTCCCATTGCTGGTCCAAACATGTGATACCAAAAAGATAATACCTTGCCAGGAGTAACAGATACGTCAAATGTTGGTGTATATGTTATAAACTGTTTACTAGGATAATTAGGAGATGATGATTCTACATAAAAATAAACACCATTACTAGTTGTGTGATCTCCTTGTGGGCCTGTATTAAATGAGGATGTTTCACCTATTTTTAACAACCAATCACCATCATCATTTTGATCTTGTTGTAATGGTAAATTATTTTCAAAATTATGTACCCAAGGAAAAGTATTAACTTGCCCAATCCCTATAAAAGGTAATAGTAATAATAATAATAATAGTTTTTTCATTTTAAAAATCGCTCATTAATAATTCATCTATTTCTTCTTGTACTTCTTTTTTTGTTGATACCATTTTAAAAGACAAGTCAGCTTGAAACCTAAGTGCTTCTTCTCCATCTTTAAATATTATAATAGTAGGTACAACTGCTATTTTATATTTTTTTGCATCATCAGAACTCTTACCTATATCTATGTAGCCTTTTGTTTGACACTCAGATAACCCCATAAACCATTCAACATCATTAGCTTTATTCCACTCAGCATTAAAATGCTTTGCTGTAATCTGCGCAAAAGCTCCTCCTCCTGTAAAAAATATTATTAAGATAAGTATATATCTCATCGGTTATATAATTTATCTTCTATTTTTTCCATAGATTTTTTAATTTCTTCTACATCTTTTTGAGTTGTTATAATAGTGTTACGAATCATTTGATCTTTCATGTCAAACTCCATTCTAGTAACTTCTGGATCTGGAGGTGCCGGCAACTCTTTAGCTTCTTCTATATCAGCTTGTAAAGCAAACCACATGCCTATTATAGTTGCCATTGCAAAACTTATAGCTATAAGTGTTTTAACACTTATATTAAATCCAGTATCTTCATTTAACTCTTTAGCCATTTTAATTCCAAAATATTAATTTACCTAATATACCTATTAAAACTAACCAAATAGACCAAAGGGTTTTTTGAGTAGCTTTTCTAAAACTAGTATTTCTATTAACTCGTGAGATAGTTCCATCGTCTGGATCTAACAATCTTTTTTTAATAAATCTCACATCTTCTTTTAAATCTCTTAACTCTTCGTGTATTTGTTTATTAGTAATAGGCATAGCTTATAATTCAAATCCAAAATTCAATACTATAATTCTAAATCTATTAGAAGTACAATCTTTTGTGCAGAATAAACATACCTTCATTTCTAATACTGTTATTCTACCTAATCTAAAAGTAATTTCATACTTTTCTTTTTTATTTCCTTTAGCCCAACTATTAATCCAATTCATTTCGTTTCAGTTTTAGTTGTTTTTTCGTGAGAACCATCGCAGCTCCCATCTTCAGATTTTGTCTTACCACATGCACATTTTGCCATAATTTTATTGTTTTAAAATATTATATAATTAACTCCTAATTTAAAGTCGTACCACTCTCTGTTCCAGTATTTGTTATACTTACCCTCAACAAAATATCCTAGATTTTTATTTACTTTTATCCCATATATTAAACCTGCAGAATAGTCGTACCACTGGTCGTCTTCTATATAGTTATGATATGAAAACTCACTACCATCATTGTAATGCCAAGGTAATAAATTACCCCATGCGTGTAACCATGTTTTTTTAGTGTACTTATAATAATCAAATCCTATAATTAAAGAGTGTTGAATTTGTTTTTCTAATTCATTTCTTTTTCTTTCAGAATAGTCAGATAAAACTTGAGGAACAACAACTTCTTTCCATACCTCAGCATTTGTAGCAACTATATTTCCAGTAGGATCACTATATTCATTTGCATATACATTCACGTTATAACCCTCTTGTATAGCTAAATACGTATAATGTAAATTTCCATTGTTTAGCATCCATTCTTCTAAAGGATTATACCCATAAGGTTCAGCTAATCTATGCGCAGCACCTATACTAAAAGATAAATCTGCATTTTTTTTCCATCTATATCTTTCTGACAATTCAAAATATTCTATGTCAGCAAAACCGTCTTTTAAATACTCTACTTTTGCAGCAAAATGATCAACACATAAAGGACCATCACAATTATCATCTGAGCTATATCTAATAAAATGATGCTGATCTATATAATCTACTCCTTGTTGTCTAGCATAATCTACTTCAAAAAGATATTCAAACCCTTGCACCTTACCTACTGTAGCTGCGTCTGTATAGTTTGACTCTGTACCATCATAAAAAGTATTTGCTCTGTTTTCATAACCAAATCTGGCAATCTTTCTTATACCTACAGTTAAAGAATAGTCATAAGGAGTTGATATAATTCCTTCTTGTAGTTGTCCTGATGTTACTGAAAATGTTTTTGCATCAGATACAGAAGTACCCCCATTTACTGCTCCATAAACTGTCGAAAATTTTAAATGTTTTTTTAAAGTTTTCTTTATATCAAAATTTTGTAAATATGATTTTATATCAGTATTAGTTTCTTGCGAACAACATTTTTTAGGTGTTAAGCACGAAACTAGTATTATCTTAAAAATTATACAAACTAAAATTATTTTTTTCATATTACTTAAATTAAGATATTGGTGTTGTTAAGCTAAAAGTTGCATTACCACTTAATGTTCCAGTTAAATTTAAAAATCCAAAATCAGCTATTGAAGTTCCTTCTCCTTCATTAAATTTCCATAAATTTAGTAAGTTAAGAGAAGATATATAATTACCTGCATTACCGTCTACTGGAATTGGTACTCCGCTATTATATAAATTTAGTATTTCTGCACCAGCTAATAATTTGTTGTGTATAGCAACTTGATATAGTAACCCTTTAAATGCTTGATTGCCAGCAGCGTTATCATCACCAATTCTATTGAAAGTAATATTTCTAGATTCAGATGCGCCAAAATTTGTATTAGATACAACAACAGCACTTCCATCTTCAAATGCGGCAACAGTTGCGGCATCTCCGGTTTTCCCTGTAATAGTTATAGCATAATGATGCCAATTAGTATCAGCAGTAACAGCAGCATAAGCTTCTTGACCATTTAAATCACTTTCTATATAAAGTTTATCGCCAGCAGAATCAAAATAAAGACGTTTAAATGATCCTGATCCTGAATGCCCTAGTACAACAGCTTCATCATTATTGTCAGTTCTTTTAGCCCAAAAAGATATAGTAAGATTATTTCCTCCAGCATTTATTTCATATGTCTGATCTTCAAAAGTAACAAAGTCAGTTGTTCCGTCAAGTGCTAGTGAATGCAAAGATACTTTTGGTGCATCTAAATACTGAGGTTTAGCCATGCTTACTCCTAATCCTAACATTGGTGCCATAGTTTATATTTTTTAAGATTCGTCTGCTGTTGGTTCTTTAGCTTCTCCAGCAATTCCTTTAGAGTATGCTAATATTTTACCACTGTCTAGTTCTATACATTGAAAATCAGAGTATATTGTCATACCTTTAGGTACTGATATATTATTTGCTACAGGTCTTTTTGTTCCTGCATCAAACTCATTAATTCCTGTAAGACCTTCACTAACATCAATTACAGTATCTTCTGTTGCAGATATTGCATAAAAAGGTCCACAATGTCTTACAGTATTAGTTATATAAGTTGTATGTGATTGATAAACCGCTATTTGATTATGCTTTTTATTTTCTTCACAACAACATAAGTCTTGCGTACGTGATTTTGCCATTATTTTATTATTTTTATTAAATTATTAATTTGTTTAGCTGTAATCTCTTCAGGTAAATTTTCTTCTTCAAAAATATTAAGTTCTATTTCTACTTCTTCTTCCATCATTTTTTGAACTTCTTCCATTTGATTTTGTCTACTTTCTACTAATTCTTTATTCTCTTCTTCTAATTTATTTATCTTTTCTTTAGAATCTTCTGAATTAAGATTAGCAAGTTGATTTACTTCTGCTGCTAATTTCATAAATTCTTCAGAAGGTTTACCTGCCTCTTCTAACTCTTTAAGGGCTTTTTGAAGAATAACAATATTTTTACTTACTGTTAAACTAAATTTTTTCCCTTTTAATTCTTGAACTGAAAACAATCCGTTTATAATAGTTACGAATTCTCCTTTTTTTGCTTTAATTGTTGTCATTTTATATATTGGTTTTTGTTAATATTAACTATTGTTTATCACTAAAAAGTGAATTTTACTTGCTGTTGTAGAGGTAGAACTAGCAGAATGTGGATTTACAATACTAATTTTAAAACTGCCTCCAGCTATTGTGTGAATTGCACAAGCAAGTTGTTTATTATTTACAGTATTTTCATCTTGCATAGTAACAAGAATTACTGAATCTGCTTGTACAGTACTATTAGTTACTGTAAATTCTGCATTTGTTGTAGCAGCTAAAGCTACTGCTGCTAGTGTAATTACTCCTGAAGTTGCATTAATTGTAACTGCAGTTGTATGATCTGTTGCTTGAGTAACCGTTCCACTGCCAGCATGTATAATTCCTTTAGTTGCTGCAGTTATCTGTAAATTACCTACTTCAATTTGAAGATCTGGAGCAGCTGAACCTCCAGTTAAAGTTGTACCAGCAACAGCACTTCCAGATCCATCATATGTATAGCTTCTAATACTACCTGCAGTTCCCCCAGCTTCATTACCTCCAAATAAACTAAGATTTCCTCCATTACCACCTCCAGATGCAGCACTACCAGCTTTTAATTCTAAGTCTGCTGCATTTCCAGAAGCACTACTTCCTCCTTCAATTGTAAGTTTTTGACCTGCTGTAGAGCTTGCTGTAGCAGTTGGTTTAATTGTAGGTGCAGTGTCATTAGTAAACCTAATACTACCTTTTACATTTAAACTTTCAGCAAAAGCTGCTGTAGGTCCAGATTGCCCTATAAATACTTTACCGTCATTATCTACTGCAATTCCTTCATCTGTTCCATCTCCAGAAAGCCATCCAGCCCCATTATTAGTATCTATATTATAAGTAGTTGCAGTACCATCATATAAATCTATATTTGCTGTTGCATTTGCAATAGTTGCAGCTATTGACACACTTCCTGCACCGTTTGTAATTGTTACCCCTGTGCCTGCTGTAAGTGTTGCTAAAGTAGGAATTCCAGTTGTTGAATTACCTATAAGTAATTGTCCATTTGTAGACAATGGAGAAGTAGCTTTAATTACATCGTCTGCACTAGCATAAAGCAATGAGCCTTTTGCTATTGTTTCTAAACCTGTACCTCCATTTACTACAGGACATTGCCCTGTAATAATTTGTGCAAAATTCATAGATGTTAAAAATCCAGAAGTTTCATTACTACACTTAGATAAATCTATACCAGATTCTACTAAAGTTAATAATATATTATTAGTATCTGTAGTTGCTGTTAATTTAGCTGTGTCTGCAGACTTTATACCCTTAAAGTTTAATTGATTTTTATTTGTAGCACTTATAAATAAATCTTGTCCTCCAGTACCTGTAGTTGACATTGTAGGAAATAAACCTGCAACTAGTAATTTTTTTAAAGCTCCAGTACTTTGATTTTGAACTTCAATAAAATCATATATATTGTCTACACTAGTTTTTGCTAAAGTTTGTAAATTTTGTATCATTTTTTAATTATTTATATTATTTTTTATTATTGTTGCCAAGCAGGTGGTATGTTACAGTCTTTACAATATTTATTTACAAATTTAAGAAAATTATCGTAATAATTGATATTTGTAGTTATATCTACAAAATTATTATCTGAACACTGTGCATAATTTCCACTAGCAATTCCAGTTGCTGTTTCTGGATTTAAACCATTTAAAGCAAATGCAAATGGACTTCCTTGATTAGTAGTTATACTTATTACTTTCCAAATTAATCCGCTAGGCATTTTAATAACATCTCCTAAACCAAGTTTATGACTAGCTACAAAAAATAATGCAGGATCAGTAATTGTAGTTCCTTCTCCAGATGTCCACGAAGTTCCTAAAACAGGAGACCCACTTGTTGCAGCATCATTTAAACCTGTATATTTACTGCCTTGCACCCAAAGGTCATTACAATTATTAATAATAGTATTTATGTCAGGTGTTCCTTTATCTGCACAATTAAATAAACATCCTAATCCAAATCCATTTTCACTTTTAGCAGCTTTTAACACATATCCTAATAGTATTAGTTTCCACTTATTCATTGTAGAGCAATCTACATTTGTACCTATTTTATATTCATCAAGCCAATTACTACCTTTTTGAGCTAAACAAGCTTTTAGTGTTAATATAGCTTTTTTTAAATGTTTAGGTATGCATCTATTTTTTTCATTTATGTACTCACAACTACCATCATCTGTTATTGCATTAGGATTATAATTTGCTGCGTTAGGATCTGTACAACCTCCATAGATACAACTTCCATCATCACAAGTTGCTGTTGGATCATAATTAACTGCTAAAGGATCTGTACATCCAGCTCCTGGAGCGCTAGAGCTTATAGAAAAAGTTGTTTCTACAATACAAGAAAGATTATCTATTGTACGTAATACATATACTCCTGGAGGTAGTCCTGTAACTATAACTGTAGCACCGTCAAGCGCTAAAGTTCCGTAAAATGCAAAGTGGTCCCAAATTTGATTTGCAGAACTACAACATACTCCAGTAAAAATAGCTGCTTGGAAAGCTGTAGATCCATTTGTAGAATTATATGTAAATGTTAGTTGTCCATCTGAATTTGGACCCGTACAAGTACCAGTAGCATCTGTAGTTGTAATAAGTATATTAGGTGGATCTGCACAAGGTAAGTTACAACATGGCGGATCACTAACAGTTGCTGTAGGAATATATATTCCACAATCACAACTGTATTCAAAATTAGTAGCTGCAGGATCTAAACATGCTTTATACTCACAAGTACCATCATCTACTGTTGCGGCAGGATCATAATTTATTGCACAAGAATCTGTACACCCATCTGAACCAGAAGGTAAGCAGTTAACTTGACAATCTATTACAGTTGCATAAGTACCTGTACCATCACCTGGATCAACACATCCAAGCACAGGATCGCAATTATAAGATTCAAATATACAAGGTCCTGGACACTGAGCAACCGGATTATAATTTAGTGCCAGTGGATCTAAACACCCATCACTAGGTTGTGTCCAATAAATACTAACACTATAAATACACGGAGTACCATCTGCTAAAAGTCTATGTAATTCAAAAGTATATGTACCTGTCCCATATTGATTCATAAGAGAAGTAGAGGTTGAATCTATTAGTAGACTATTAGTCCCCATTTGCCCACCATTACTTTCCGGACCTGTTACTCCTAGCCCATAGCCAGAAACATCATTAGCCGCTCCTTGTGTAAATTGATTAGCAACAGGAACGCCATTAAATAACCAAACCTGAGTACGAAATCCTCCATCTGCACCTGTCATAAATGTACCAGCAGCAAATCCAGTACCATTACAACCAGCTCCTCCATATCCAACCATAAAAGCTCCCCACACGGTTGGATTACACAAACTTGCATTAAGTAAATTATTAGTGCAATTTGGTACGCAATCACAAAAGTTATAATTAGGGTCATCACTTATTTCTATTGCAGGAATTGCAACTGGACAATTAGGGTTAGAAACACTAGAGCATAGTGAAGCATCAGGTATTCTAAAGTCACTTGGCACTGTTGTGTTATAATCTGGATTTAATGGGTCATCGCAAACCGGAACTTTTACTGTAATATATATCCAAGTAAAACACTCTTCAACTTCTAAAACATGATTTGAATCAACAAATTGTACTTTAACCGCATAGTGCCCATAAGCTAAACCTGTAAAAGAATTCTGAGGATTGTAACTAAAAGTAGTAGAAGCTATCCCTGTTTGTGTTGAAATTACTGATCCTATAGTAGTAGGATCTCCAGGTATTGTAACAGGATAAATAGCCATTGTATAAGTCTCAGTAGACCCAAGACTTACATATGATTGTAAAGCAGGATCTAAAATTGTTCCTATAGCGGCAATACCGTCAGATTGTGGAACATTACTTGCATTTACAGTTGCATCAGTAATAACAGCTGTATGATTAGTAAATAGATCTCCTAAATCATTTCCATTTGTATCTTCTAATTTTCCTGTAGTAGCATCACATAAAAGACAACTTCCATCGTCATTAACTGCAGAAGCGTCATAATTTATTGCAGTATTATCAGTACAGCCATCAGGAGGTGGACATTGCGTAAGAGTTACATTTGTTGTAATTACACATCCCGAGTCATCTGTAACTGTTAAAATATAATGTGTTCCTGCTAAAGCGCCTTCATTAGGAGCAAGACTTCCAAAATAAAATCTAAATCCAGCTGCAAAAGTTAAAGTTACTGTAGCAGCTGCTGTTGCTTGAACAGTATTTCCTACTGCATCTTGAAGTGAAAACCTTGTTACATTAGTACCCGCTGTTCCAGTCAAAATAGTATCAACATAAGTTCCAGCTGGTATCCCCGCCCCACTTACTTCCATCCAAGGTACAATAGTACTACTAGATGGGCAAGTAACTTGATGTTCTGTTCCACCTGTTGTGTTTGTTACACAACTAGCTTGAGTAACTGTATTTCCTCCTGTTGGAGGCGTTGTTTGAGTTAACGATGTTCCATTACTTAAAGCTAAAGTATATGTAAATTTACTACCACTAGCAAAAGGGTCTCCTGTTGGAACTATACTAGTCCACGGAGGATCAGTAGTTGTAACTTCTATATATCCATCACTTCGGCCAAAACCTACACACTGCGTAATTGCTTCAACTTGCAGTAAACATCCTGAACAACAAACGTTATTAGGAACAAACGTAGTAATATTATGGTTTACTCCTCCAGGTAAATTATCTGNCGGAATAGTTGCTCCAGTACAATCTTGACTAGTTGTTAAATAATATAAAGGGTCACCAAAATTATCACACACATTAAAAACATGAAGAGGATTAGGGGGAACAGGAGCTGTTAAATTTTCTGCATAAAATATTTTATATGTATAATAATAGTGAGGGTTAACACCAACACCATCAAGTCCTCTAGTAGCTAATTCATATGCTGCACTCCAAGTCATAACATTGTCACCTAAAGAGTCCCATATATCAGCAGTTATATATCTTGATCCAATTTCAACTAGTGGGTCTATAGGGGAATAAGTAGCTTGTGGAAAAGATGCGGGAGTATAAGTTCCTTGCATAAAACCAATGTTTGCATTCATTGTAGCTTTTATTCCTGCAAGATCCATAAGAGTACCATTTTGTGTCTCTAAATCACCGTGCCATTGAGGATTATTTTCTTGTAAAATAAAATCTATTTTGTGCCATTCTTGCCTATTACTATTAAACGCATCAGGAGTAGTAAGTCCATTTAATCCATACATATGAGCCAATCTATCGTTATGACTTGTCATAGTAGTACCATCTAAAAAACAAGTAGTTAAATTAGATTGAGGATGTGCTGGTATTTCTACAAGTTGTTCAGAAGATGTAAAAGATGGATTAGTATTTATTCCTCCAAGTGTTGTAGCATTAATCCCACCCCATTTACTAAATATATGATAAGGCGTATTTACAAGCGGACTACCAGGAGCACCTCCTTTCTCAAATGATGCTTGTCGAGTAACTGAATAAAAATTATTTATAGGAACACCCATACCATCAACAGCTGCCTGACTATGAGCACTATAATAACCACTTGAAGCATTAAAACCTGCACCATACGTATTACCAGCCAATGTTAAATTTGGCATATCTAACATAAATTTTGTGTTATATGCGCCACTAAAATGCTTAAATATAACTAAAGGAACGTTAAAAACTTCAATATGCCCAGTTGTAAAAGTAACTTGAATGTTTCTTATTGAAACAAGTTGTGTACTAGCAATAGGAAACGGAAACACGTACCTAATTGCTATAGTACCACCAGAATATCCCGCAGTAGGAAGAAGTACCCCAGGCTGTATAGTCCCACCTAAAGCACCATCTCCAGTTACATCTTGTGCATCAACTATATAATCCCATCCACTACCACTATTTTTTTGATCCGAAATTAAAATTTCTGGTCTTGGAGAAGAATATCCGCCATTACTACCAGGAATAACTCCAAAAAATATAGGAGGATTTGATGTTATAGTAATTAATCTTTTATTCACGTATAATTATTTTTTTAAATTAACATTCGCAACCACAACTTCCGTCACAAAGCTCTTTTGCTTTTTTATACTTATCAACTATATCTTCATATTCTCCCATTACTGTACTTCCTCCAGGATTAGAATTTATTTCTTCTACTTTAGCTATAGCTGATTGTAATAATAAATATACTTTCTGAGCTTTTGCTAAAGCACTAGAACATTTAGGACAATCACATTCGCAGGCTAATAATTCATTAGTTAATTTTGTTAAACAACAATCTATATCACAATGCACTAAAACTGCTTTAGAAATAGTAGGGGTAGTTAACGATCCTTCTGTTACTGAAATTATAAAAACTCCTGTACTAGAAGATAAAGTGTTAAGAGGTATACGTAATTTAGTAACTAGACTACTAAATGTCAAATTATAAGACGCTGGAGATCCTCCCGGTAGGCTCGTTACTGTAAGTGTTCCGGACGAAGAGGTTGTTATAGGTCTATAGCTAACATCTATGCTTTTACAAAAATTAACGGATTTTATATTTAATGCCATAGCTTAAATTTATTTGTATTAAAAAAAAGACCAATAGGGGGACAATGCCCCCTATAAGTCTTATTAAAGTTAACGATTATGAGAAATCGCCAGTTTGTACGTAATGTACAAAAAGTGAAAGTTTACCTACTGAAACAGCTACATCGTCTGCTAATGTAAGTACAAGTTCTTTGTTAGCTGTTAAGTGTGTCATAGTTGCTGCATTTAAAGCGATTACTTCTAGTGCGGCGTCATGAGCTCCATCAGCACCTAATGCTGCACCCATACCAACTAAAGTACCGTGAATACCTGCATCCCACTGTCCGCCAGCTACACCGTTTGTACCAGTTGCACTAATTGCAATATTAGCTACAAATGCTCCAGTAGCGCCTACGTATCCTAAAGATAAGCCTGCTGAGTCATCACCACCATCTGCAAACGTTGTTGCTACGTGATAGTATGCCTTAGTAATTAAAGCGCCATCTGGAATAATAACACTTCCAGCAGTACAAGAAGCAGAAGCATTATTTGCTAATGTTGTTGATGCTGCATCCCATGTAGCAATTGCTATTTGTTCGCCTCCGTAAAGAGGATTATTTCCTTGATTCATTTTTTTATATTTTAAAAGTTATTAAATTTAGATTATTATATGTTTACATTTGCAAATCCACAATCATTCATGTAAGGATTAAGTCTTGATTCTAATCCTGCTCCTTGACCATCAACAATTGCAATTGAAATATGCATAATGTTATCTACTCCGTGAACTTGAGATTGAGAACTTCCATCTTTTGTTGCTGCAATAGAATACATATCATAATTAGATCCTACTACTGAATAGTTTGCTGGAGGTTTTGGTAATTGAACTCTGTCATAGTAACCATATTGATTACCCCACCACTGCTCTTCAATTTTTCTAACTAAATACCCGTTACCAGCACCTGCATCTGCAGATTGAGTTGGAGTTGTTGTAGTCCATGTTGCAGTTATACCTGCTGGTACATCCGTACATGATACAACAAATGTTGAAGGATTTTCATCCCAAATTGTTCCGTCATCGTTTGTGTTTCCTGCTATACTTCCTTCAAATACGTTAGCTGTACCAGTATCAGTAGCTAGTGCATCTAACCATTGTGGAGCATTTGCTGCATTATACGCAGCTGTAACTAAAGCATCAACTGCTGTAGCCGCTGTTCCTGTAGGAACATCAGTATCGAAACTAAAAGAGTCAAATCCAGGTACATCAGTTCTAACTAGTTTAATTGAAACAGTTCCAGCTGCTGTAGAAGTTCCTCCTAAAGTTACTGTATGTTTGTGAGAAGTTGGAGCCGCATAAGTTTGTCCATCCCAGTTAATAACATCAGAACCGTAAATCCAAGGACTTACAATGTTTACTGTACCAGTACCTTGTACAATTCTAAACTGTTCAGTGTTTGTTCTTAAATCACCTGGACTCATTGATGTCGGTCCACTAATATTAGAAACTTTCTGCACGTCAATTGCACCAGCTCCTAATAATCCACTTGTATAAGCCNCTCCTCCAGCTAGCAGAAATTCCAGCTGTTTCAGTCCCTATATAAATATGTCTTGCCATTTTTTTAAATTTTTATTTATTAATTATTCATTTTTGTTTGCTTCATTTGAAGCTGATTTATATCGAGGGTCACCAAATCCCTCTAAAATACTGCTTACAGCCGTGTCAACAATTTCTTGGTGACAATGTTCTGGAAGTTCGCAGTCAATCCCCAAAGATAGTGAAATTTTTTGAGGTTTTCTTATGTATGTAATTTTTACTCTGTCTATTATAAATATATCACTAGTATACAAATCAATGTTGTTACCACGTATAGTTGTAAGCGGAGCAGTGTATTTTGTAGTATTAAAAGGATCATCTAAAACTTTAGATATATCATCGTGTTGTACAAACTTATTTAAAGAGTATTCTCTATCTCCATTAATCAAAGTTCTAGTTTGAACTGCGTTTAAATCATCATATAATAAATCTGATTTAGGATTTATAGGATCTTCATAAGATACTCCACTAGGATGTATAGCAACAGCTTGAGTTATAAGATTACTCCCTGAAATAGCATTTGTAACAGAAGCGTCATAATTAGCCCAAGGATGCTGATTAGTGTCTACTACAACTATATAATGTCCTGGAAAATTTAAATGAGCATAACTATCTAAATACCATTGAAACCCAACTCCCCAACTTAAAGGATCTAAAAGAGCTGTTTGTAAAGCTACATCATCAGCAGGATAATTATAAAGAGCATCAGGATTAAAATTTATCATAGGTATGTCTCCTAATAATAAATTAGTCACATCTGCAATCATATTTACACTTCTCATATATGTAGTTGCACCATCATTAAGATTATTAACAGGTATTTTAAAATATGTAATATCACCACTAACTGCTTCTAATCCAAAATTAATTGGATCACAGTTCTCAATAAGTACTTCAGATCTTTGATTAACTAAATATAAATAATCTACAGGTAGTTGAAAAGTATCTACAAAAATTTTAGTGTCATACTGTTCTTTATAGATTACCGTATTAGAGTATTCTACAACTAAAGTTCTAAGATCATCAATTCTTTTTTGAGACTCTTCAAATCCTTTATTATATTTATTATTAATACCATATTTAGAATTAATAAATCTAGACATTGTTTTATTTAATTCAATATCTACTTCTTCAGACAAAAGCAAATCAGCTTGGAGTGAATTAATTTTATCCACTCCTTGCTGAATTGCCAAATGCATTTGATTTACATTCATATTATATTAAGGATACTTCCTTAAGTTTTGCTCGTAAAGTTATTAATTTACCAGAGTTCTTCTTATCTTTTAAATGAATAATAGTATCTTCAAGTGTATCTCCTAAAATCTCATCCATAAATACTACCTGGTTTCCAATTCGTCTAATAACACTTGCACTAATCATTTCTTCAATTTCAGCTTTTAACTCTAAATTTTTATCTGTAGCTATTTTAAAGAATTTTTTAGGGTCTTTATTTTTAAGTTCATATAAAGAATTTTCAACTTGCTCTGAAGTTAATCTATCAGGATTAATGTTAGAAATAATTCTTAGTATTCGTTTCATTGATTTTAAATCACTAGAAACTTTAATAAATTCTTTATCTGCATCTTTTCTAAGTTGAATATCGTTATTCCTAACTTTATCATCTCTAGTAAGATCCTGAATATAAAATCTTTTATTTTGATCTCTATTCATTTCTTCTTTAGTTAATGCTACTTGTGGGTGCTTTAAAGCAAAATTATATTTAATGTAATCCATTATTTGTAATGGTTCATCACTATCATTTAATCCTACTTCAAGTTCAACACCAGTCCATCCTACAGGAATTGTTAGATTTGTCCAAAACTCTTTTGTATGCTTTGGCCATTCTACATGCCCAGGAGCTACATCTACTTGATTGCTCAAGTATTTTTTTTCTTCTTCTCCTGTAAATCCTCTTAGTGGTTGCCTATCTACAAAGACACTACTCAGTTTATAAACTGCTTCAGCTCTTACTTCTTTAGGCAAGTGATTTAACACTTCTTTTTGTCTTAATGTTACTTTTTTACTCATAATAATAGTTCTTTTAAAGTTTAAATTAGGTGGATGTAAAGAATAACTCTCCGGATATATAATTAATTAAAGCAGTGGGGGATTGCTCCCCCACAACCTTAATCAAAAACCAATATATAGACGCACGTTAATGCCAATATTATACTACTACTGTTTTAAACCTGTGTATTATACACAACTTGAAGCAGCGGCAGTAGATGCTACACATGTAATATCAATTGAAGTATCAAATCTCTTAAGAGCAATACCTGCAGTTTTTAACATGTGTACGCTAGCCCCGTCAACGTCAGAAGCTCTAGAAGAAGTGGAATCAAATCCTCTAGGTACAACTGATCCTGCTACGCACCATCTCATAGATTCACGACCTTTTTTCGAGATCATTTGTAAATTGTTTTGACCATCATAATTTGATTGGTCAACAAATACCATTCTATAAGACTCTAGTGAATATCCAGTGTCAGGGTGTTTCGCACGAGCTTGAGCAACAGCACCATGATCAAATAATGGTAATTTTACCACATTAACCATGTGTCCATCAACATGCTCATACGAGTTAAAGTATCCAGTTAATCCTAATGATCTACCAGATCCAGTTACAAATTTACTTTGGTCAATTACTTTCCAAGTATTACCTGAGAAATGATTTTTAAGTGCTTCATCAAATTCACGAGCTCCTCCAGTACCAGTGTACAGAGTTACTTGTTTTTGAGTTGCATCAGTCATTCCATAAAATAAATCACCAATAATGTTTTTTAATTTACACTCAGTCATTGTAGAGTAAGTGTCTTTGTTTACTATTTGCTGTAGAAGTCCAGGACCTATAATTACTGGTTGACCATTTTCGTCTTTCATAAAAGTCAATCCATTTGCATCATAAGTTTTTTCTCCGTACCAGTAGTACATTTCACACTCTTCTTTAAAGTCAAGCATGTGTAAATACTCCTCATAGTCCATCCAAAGTTTAGTCGTAGACCCACCTTTAGTTGGTAAAGAAAATTCTGCTACAAATTCTTTTGCATTTCCAGACATGTGGTAAGATTTTCTTACAGTTGTAAGTTTGTTTCTTACTAAGCCTGGAGCTTGCCAGTTTGAAGCATTACCTCTAGAGAAGTCTGTTCCAACCGGTGCATATAATTGTCCCCAAATAGCTCCTGGTAAACAATCAGTTGCTGCAACTACTGCTGCTGCATTTGGGTCTACTATTTGAACTGTGTATTCCCAGTCTGTACCTCCCGCAACCATTTCTGGTTCTTTCATAATACGTACTTGAGTACCTGATTGAGATACTAAAACGTATGGGAAAATAAAATATTTGTCAGGAAAAGTCAATAAAAAAGTTGCTCCCCCTATACCTATTGCTGCCCCTGTTGGGCCTACTGCTGATAACGGTCTCGTTCTTAAACGTTGTGTTGCCACACGATACTCATACTCTAACCTGTCAATAGATTTTACATTCCCAACACCTTCTGTTAAGAAAGATAGTGGAAATCTTTTATCATCTTTACCTGCTAAGTGAGTTATAATTGGAGACAGTTCAGCTGGTTTTGATAACATAGCGTTAGCTAAGCTATTCATATCAGTCATTTGCGAGTCATTATAGAATGTCTTTTGAACGCTGATATTTGATCCTGTTGTTACTGCCATTTTAAATTTAGTTTTGTAGGGTACCTATTTCCCTGTTCAGGTATATTTTTAAATTGTAAGATCTAAATTTTCTAAATCTACATTTTTACTTCTTCTTGTTGCTTTACGAGCGCTTTTAACTCCTTCTTCATTTTTAGAAATTTTATCTCTTAATGATTTAGTAGCTTTTGTTTTAGCTTTCGTATTAATAATATCTTTTAAGTTAAATCCTTTATACATTAAATAGTCTATAGCTAATTTAACTTCCATATTTGCTTCTGAATGGTCTACATCACGTTGTGTGTACCCATTATTATCTACAGGTTTAGAAAGATAATTAAAAAATTTTGATTTTTCTCTTTCAGGAACTTGAAGTCCCGCAAACTCTTTTGAGTCTTGAATAGTAGTAGCTACATTGTCCCAAAAATTTTGTTGCTCTTTTTGTTGGTCAGCTAATTCAGCTCTTTGTTTTGATACTAATTTTTCTTTTTGTTGAGCTTGTACTTTACCTAAAGCATTTTTTGCTTGCTCTGCTTTAGAGTGTAATTTACCTGCATCTTCATAATCTTCTAACATTTCTTTTATAAATGTTTTATCATGTCCTTTTTGAGAAAAGTAGTCTGATAAAATAGATTTTTGACTACGAATATCATCTTGAGCTAAATCCATTTTATTATAATCTAAATTAGGATCATAAGCTTGCATAAAATTTTCTGATTGTCCTCCAGCTAAAACATATTCTAAATGTTTTTTAACTAGTGGGAAACTTTCCATAACTTCGTCAATTCTATCATCAGCCATTTGAGATGCTATATCTTTTGTCATATCAGCTAAGCCTTCTGAAGTATCTTCATACTCAGAGCTTGGTTCATAGCCTAGTTTAGATAAAACTTCTGATACTACTGTAGAATCTTCTTCTACACCATCTTCTACGTCTTCGTTTTGAGATTCCCGAGCTTCTACTTCAGGTTGCTCTACTTCTTCTTCAATATCTTCTAATTCATCAGATACCTCTTCTTTTACTTCTTCTTGTACCGGTAAATCTAATTCTTCAACTGGAGAAGTCGTAGCTACTCCATCACCTGCGATTACATCATCGAAAGTAATATCATCTAACTGTATTTTTTCGTTTGGGTCCATATATATATTTTTATTGGTTTTAGGTTACAAATTTACTAATTATATTGATATTTTTTATAAAATTTTTATTTTTTGGCTTTCTATTATTATATAACACTTACCATTCAAATCTTGCTTTAAAGCCCCCTGTTTTAAATAAATTTTTAGTTCTAGAGTTCCATTTTTTTCTTTCTACTTCAATTTCATCATCAGTTAACTTATGTATAGGTTTTCCATTAACTTTACCTTTATGATTTTTAAGCCAGTATTTAAACACTTCTTCTTGCGATGGAGGTGTAGTTCTATTTTTAGTAACTGCATCAAAAGCAACTTTTCTGTCATCTCCCCCATAAATTTTATCCCCAATAAATAAAGCATCTTGCTCTTTACTATTTAAGTTTTTAAAATCAAGAGATTTATTTTTATGTAGAGCTTTAAGTTTTGGATAATCTGACAAAGTTTTATCTGTAAAGTTGTCTAAAAAAAGTTTTGTTCTATTAATAGCTGTATTACCCCCTCCTTTTTCCCCTACCTCATATTGATACTTACCTCTTCCAGGACCATCGTACAAAGTCCCATCTTTTTTTTGTGATATTTGAATTTGGTTAGGATTGTTTTTAGATTCATGATGACTTATAGCATTCATTACAGTATTTACATAGGTAGTATCTCTACCAGTAGTATGTAAATAATTCATCATATTATCTCTTATCCCACCTTTTTGATAAGCAGCCGGTGACTCTATTACCGTTCCTTTTGACGGACCAGTTGGTAAATCTTGTATTCCTGGGGGTACATTTTTATAGGATTCTACTAAATGCCCTTGATCATCTATCTTTTGTATGTCAATAGGTGCTTGCATCCCTACAGTATTAAAAGACTGATTAGGTTGTACGTCTGGGAAAGCCATACTAGCTTGAGTATTCCCCATAGCATGTTGTTCTCTTAACCCTACCTCTTGTTCTTGTGGTGTGTTAGCAACTTGCATCTGTTGTTGCTCTTGTTCTATTTGATATTGATCAACTAAATCTATACCTTGAGCTGCAGCTTGAAATACTTCAGCAATACCCCCTGGGTATCCTGTACTCCTAACTCTATTTAATAATTCTCTCCTAGTTTCGTTTGTTAGCATTTTTAGAAGCTATTTCTTTTTTATTTTCACTGTCATCTCTTTTAACTTGATTAGTTTCCCTAGATATATTTTCATTTACTTGATTACCCCTAGTTTTTTCATCTAACTCTTTTTGTCTTAACTCAAGTTCTCTTTCTTTCACTTCAAAGTCTCTAACCATTTTTTCAAGATTTAAAGTGTGCCCTTCAGTGTCTTTTTTAGACTCCGCTGATATTAATGCAATCTCAATATCTTTTTGCCTGTCTTTTTCTCTTTCAAGATTTTCAGCTTCTTGTTGCATTTGAGCTGCTTCTAATTGTTGCTGCCCTTGTTCTTGTTGAGCTTGTTGTTGTGCTGCTTCTAATTCTTCTGTAGCTCTATCTGCTTTTTTAAGATTCTTTTTAATCTCTACAAAACTATCAGAGTCTAACATTTCTGCTACATCCCCCATCTTAGCTCCATTTTGAACCATAGCTTGAGTTAACCCTTTAATATTTTGTAATTTTTCTTGATCTTTACCAGCATCTGAAACAAATATCCCATAATTAGATTCCATATGCCTCATACTATCTACATCTAAAAAGTCTGTAGTTCCGTCAGGCATAACATACATTGTTTTCTTACCTGTTAACCATGCTTCTTTAGAGTAGTCAAGTAACGCTTGAAGATCTCTTTGTTCCATTCTTTCAAACTTTCTAAATAAGTCTTCAGTAATATGAGATGATTGTAGTATAGCTTGTTGTGAAGATGCTTTACCTTCATAAGCTCCAATTTCTCCTTGTCTTTGTCTACTTACCCCAGATATTTTTTCCCACTCCTGTAAGATAGATTCTAATAACTGGATATACTGCCCAATAGTTTTAATAGACATATCCATAACAGATTGGTGTTGCGGATTTAATTGTATCCCCTCTTTATTATAATCTACCCAAGCAATACCCGTACCCTCAACATAGTACATAAACTTATCCATATCCCACTTCTTAGGTATCATATTAATATCAAAAGAAGCAATAATATCTTTACTTTTTGCGATTGCAAGCTCTAATCTATATTTATAGATATTATAATTTAATTGATATGGTATCCCTAATTTAACAAGAGATATATTTGTAGCGTTTGTATCTGAGTATCTTCTCCCGTTAATAGGTAGTTTACATTTAGATGGATTTTCTAAAGACAGTCTTTGATTTATTATAGGGTTCATATTTATATAAAATCTCCCATCAATTCTTGTTCCCTCCCAAACTTCATTAACCCACCTCCAAGTTAACTTAGCTCCTTGCTCTTTCATTTCTTTAGATAGTCTAAAGCCATCTGCAACTTCTTGCTCTTCTACCATTCCGGTTTGAGGATCTACATAGGTTAAAAATCCTATTCTTTTTCTAGATTTCCAATAAACATTAACAACTTCGATTAATCTATTTCTAAAAGAATTTGGATCTTTACCAGATGCGTTAGTATATAAAAAAGAAACATCATTTTCTGAGTGCTGAGGGTCTTCTAATTCTAAAACTTGTGCTTCCGATAAACTTTCATAGTACGCATCAATAACACTAGAAGCATGTACATACTTTCTAACTAATGCCCAATCCCCATCTTCTACAAATTCTAAATCTGGATCAAGATCAAAATCTACATCAATAGGATTTAATACATCATAAAAAGGCTCTCCATTTCTTACCCCCCTGTGTGTGTATACTTCCCCAGCAACTAAATAATGAAACCAAGCTTTTTGCATTTTATCATAAACTTCTTGTTCTGTCATTATATAGTTCATAGATTTTTGCCCTAACACAGCTCTAGTGTCTACATAACTTTCTTCAAACATTTCTGCAATGTGTTGAGGTAATTCAATCTCTTGTTCTGGATCCATCCCTACATCTTGACCTTGTTGCTGCAAAGACTGTAAGAAATGCTGTTGTAAATTTTTATAAATTAATTCTTTTTTACTTTCTTCTTTAATAGAAACACTATCTTGATTTTGTACTGTTACAGTGTAATTGAGAGGTCGTTTGGATTTTTCTCCCAAGAGAAGATCAATAATAGGCTTGATAATAGGGTAATTACGCATTTCGGAAGGGAAGTTCTTACGACTTTTGCCATAAGGCTTTAATACATAATTATAATCTCCCTCACCAATTACACCGTTATAATAATCATATAAAGTCTTAATCCCATCTTTTTTTTGAGAGTATCCTGACCCTGAATTAGAAAGATTTATAAATGCTTCTACGCATTCTTCTCCCCATTTTTTATCTTTTCTTGTTATTGAAAGTTTTTGTCTTGGTATTTTATTGTATCCCATAATCTTACAAAAATAGTAATATTATCTAAAGATATTACTTTAGTTTATATTTTTAATTGTTTATTATAAATATATCACTACAAATAATTACAAATGTCATATAAATCATATTTTAAAGTAAGCTCATCCCCTTCTTTTATTTTCTTTAACGTTTTTAATCTTTTATAATCATCGTTTTCATCTTCTACTAACTCGCAGTTAGCATCTTTAGAGTGATTAATAAATCCCCCTAAAGGAGTTCTTATATAATCATGTTGAAAGTTTGGATCATACACATGACTTATACCTATAACCACCTCACCAGGAATATCTTCTTTAGCTAGAATCCCTGCTCCATGAATGTCTGACGGACCTATCATTAAGTATTCTGGTAGAGGGGTATAAGGTTCTTTATTTTTACATTTTTCCATATTAATAATAATTTTGATCAAACCATTTGTCAGCTGACCTGTCTTCTAATATATCTTTAACTTCTGCATTATATAATTCTCTAGTATGGTACATCCCAATCATAAATGCCATTACACGGTCAAAGTTACCTTTATGATTAAACTTAATTAACTCCATTAACAATGCAGGATCATATATTTTATGCAAATTTAATAATTGTTTTCCATCTTCTTGTGTTCTCCTTACAGTATTTAACCAATCTCTAATATATATTTCTCCTTGACGTTTTCTAGCCTCAGTCATGTGCATACCATATTGTCTCTTTACTGTTTTGCTTCTTAGCTCTCTTTTGTCTAACATTTCAAATTCTTCTTGAAGTTTATGCAACTTCCTAAAACGCTTAGCGTAAGGTATAACTTCACCACGATCATTTTCAAATCCTATCTTACATCCGTAGTAATCCGCAAGTAAAAATAAATTTCTATTATAGTCATCTTGTGTTTTAGGTCTCCCTACATAAGAGGCTACTATAATATCATCAGGTTGTGATAAATTATTAGGTCTTTTTAAAACATAAGCTGCCCCTAAAGATGTAGAGTCAGCAGACTGATTCTGCCCATAAGGGTCATGGCAGATTACATACATATTTATAGGAACTTGACCTTTTGAATTTTTATACGGTGTTTCATATATAACTACAGCCCCTGTTTTATCATCATCTTTTCTGTGTGGAAATTTTATAATTTGTTTTAGATCTCCATCAAGAGTAAACTTTGCGTTACCGTCAACACTTTGACTTAATCGCCCTATTGTACCAGTTGCTTGCAATCCCCTTGCTTTAACTATATTATATTGTTCTTGCAAAGCTGCTATATCAAATAAATTAGAAGTAACTTGCAATGTAGCTTCTTGAGGTGAAAAAGGATGCTCTGCTATATATTGATCTAATGATTTTGCATCTGCAGCGCCTTTTTTCTTTTCCCTCATTTCTTCTTCGTACTCTACAGCTACTTGTTCTTGAGAGTTTCCTTCATCATCTATAAAACCATCTAAATTTCTTTGTATTGGGATAAAATACCCGCAAGTAGTTCCAATTGCTCCTTCATCCCATTTATTTTCATATCCCATACAATCATATGCTTCAGGATTATAAAATATTTCTTCCATTGCTTCAAAGTCTGATCCTTCCGTACCACCTGTACCAAAAGCAATCATCATCCCTAAAGTTTTACTACCTTGTCTCATTGTTGGCATTGTTACCTCCCAAGCTTTTAATAGTCCTGGGAAAGATCCTGCCTCTTCAAAAAATACTAACTCACCTGCTTTACCCCTTACTTTATCTGGGTTATCTTTTAAACTTACCCCTAGTATTTGTGACTTCATCCCCATCTCAATTTCTAGTCCGTTTACTTTCTTTTTATAGCCAGACATTTTATGCATTTCTCGGTCTCTTAATCTTGGTTGAGACCATGCTGTGTGGTCATCTATAAAAGATAAAAACTCCCAAGCTTTAGACAAAAGTCCATCACCAATTAAGTATTCTTTTTGTCCAGCAAATACAAAATTCTTAGAGTTTTTTACAAAAAAGTAGTTACGTGCAAGCATAGACCCCGCCTTATAAGAATACCCCTTACGTCTCGCTTTTAAAACAATCATGTGCTTATTATCTGACCTAGCTTTATCTATTTCTTGATAATATTCCCAATCACCGTCATAAAATCTAGGGAACGTTCTTTCACGTCTAGCTTGTATACTGCCATCAGGCATTTCTTCGTCTACAGCTCTATCAATAGGACAATAATTTAAATAAAAATAATGAAAACCTGTAATATATAATTCGTCTACAGTATACCCATATAAACATCTTTTTTTCTCTTCATCCCAAAAATCATAGTACTCTTTAGTACCCGGTAAAGACGGTGTGTAGTATCCATTAGCTAAAAAAGATACAGCTGATGGTCTAATTCTATTTATATCTTTAAACTTTGGCATTTTCTTTTATCTCAACTAACTCTGCACACTTTTCATATTCTTCTATACTTATAAAATACTCAATGACAATATCTATTGTTGAAGAGTTTCTACCATCTTCTGCAATAGGATCAAATGGTAAAGGAAACTCAGATATTGTATCATCTTCTAAAGCATAGTAAATATCATCTAAAGTTTTCTTTTTAGTTATAAGATCATAAGCATTTACCATTGCTCTATTATAAAGTTCTAAGTCTTCTAAAAAATCCATTACATACTATATTTGTTTACTTCAATTCCACCTCTATTTGTATTTGAGGCTTGTTCTTCTTTTTTAACTATTTCTTCTAACCTAGATAACCCATCAACTACTTTCCCCATATTAGATAAGTTAGCTATTAAGTCTTTAGCGTGAAATATAGGTTTACCATTATCATCCATTAAATGTAAATCTACTTGTCTAAAATACTTTTCTAATTTTACTATTGATTCTCTAGCAGCTTTTAATAATCTTACCGCTGACGTTTCTATTAAATTTTCGTATTTTTTACATCCTCCTAATACTTCTGCAGAAGGTTTCCACTTATTTTTTTCCCCAAATATACTATTTTTTACTTCAATAATACGTTGCGCTCTTTCATAAACTGAAAAAGGACTCTTATGATCTTCTATAAAATATATAAAAGCTAATTCTTCAACTGTTAAATTTTTAAACTCTATTATAGTTTTAGCATATCCACTAGGAACCGCTTTATTATCTTGGATGTGTATTAAATCTTCTCTCATGTTTTTTTACAAGTATTAGTACATTTTTATATTTTTCTTCGTCTTTTACTAGTTCTACAGTAATCTTTTCTTTATCTAGTTTCTTATCATTTTCTATTGCAATGTCTTTTAAAATTCTTAACCTGTGATTTCCATTGCAAGCATAATATCTATACTCTAAATTTTCTTCTTTATAATCTAAAACCTCAATATTATTTTGTATTCCATTTTCTTCAATATCTTTTTTTAACTGCCTATTCGACCAATAGCAATTATTTTTAATTGTATGTTTAACTCCATATTTTCCATAAAAACCACCAGCATTACAAAAACACCCTTTAATTTCACTTAAAAATAAATTTTTAGTTAGGCTCATCTACTTTTTCTTTGTGTAAAGCTAATAACTGTTTTATAGTTTCAAGTTGCATACAGTAATCATATAATATTATCTCATCGTCTGTATGAGTTTCTTTAGTATTATGAATTAAAGTATACTTAAATAAAGCCATTTCATACTGTTGTATCTGAGCCTCTCTATCACGTATTATCATATAAGCTTCATAGTCAATCTTTTTTTGCTCTCCATTAATAAATACTTTTTTCTTACTTTTCTTTTTTTCTTTTTTCATTTAATTTATTAATATGTTTTACTCTATTAGGATTAACAGAAAATTTACCAAAGTATGGGAGTCTTACCCCATCAAAGTTTCCTTTCTTCATTATTTTATCTACAAATTTAAATTGAGAGTTTATAATATTTTCCACTTCTTTAAGGGGTAAATTATATTTAGTTGCTAGAATCTGTATTATTATTTTTTTGTCTTTTAACATTTTTTACTTTATCTAATGGTACTGTTCTAACATTTACTTGACCTAGTGTAGGTTCAATAGGAGGACTTGTAAATATTTGAACTCCATCTTCAGTATAATAAAAATTAGATTTATTATCTATTTGGGGTGGAGTTTCAATTTCTTTTTCTTTTTTTTCTTCTTTTTTTTCTTTTTCAGCTCTATCTACCTCTTCTTGTTCTTTTTTTGATAGTTCTTGCTTTTCCCATTTCTCTTTAGGGCAATCTGCTGTTTTCCATTTTGCTTTATGCTCTAGCAAACACCCGCAAGAACCACACCTCATACTTTTTTCAATTAAAAATTCACATGACTTGCAGGTATCTAATCTTTTTTCATACTCTTCAGGAGTTACATTAGGGGCACCTTCTTTTACATATTTAGCTAAATCTTTTGTAAAACTTTTAGCCATCTGAAAAAAAGATGGGGGTTTTACATAGTTATCATTTTTAGAATTATCGTTCTTCTGTGTAGGTTTTTCCATATGTACTTATTTTCAATGTTATTAAATCTCCTTGTGGGTTTTGAAGTATAATTATCTCATAATCTCCTACTTCAAAGTATGTTGGTACGAATATATCAAGTATTCTTTCCATTATTTTCTATTTATAGTTACTTCTACTTTATTTGTATTAGGATTTAAAAAAGGATTAAGTTTATAAGCATTTTCTTTTTTTAACATTGCACCTTTATCTTTAAATCTTTTAATATAATTATTTAACGTATTATGATCTTCAATTTCTACTAATTTAGCAACTTTTTTCTTATTATTTATTGAACAAAGATTTACACTCTCTTTATTATTGTATACATCTATAAATGCAGATAAAATTTGCAATTCTTTATTAGTTAAATTAAATATACCGTTCCATATTTGTAAATACTTATAAGTACTATTTATGCTAACTGTTATTTTTTTTGTTTTCATTTTTTACCTAATTTTTTATTTATTTCATACTGGTCTTTTTCTCTATACCCTTCAGAATTGTTTGTCCCGTAATATTCGTCAGACGAAACTTCTCTAACTCGCTTTGCTTCTGGTTTTACCCCAACTGTAGGAAATCCTTTAAATGATTTATCTGCTTCTTCCATGTATTCCCCACATTCACATAAAGCTTCTTTAGTAACTACTTTTCCCTCTACAACTCCAATAGTCATTTTACTAATATCTCTAGTTTCGTTACATTTATAGCAGATATACTCCATTAAACTATTTTTTCTTTAAAGTTGGTTCAGTTCTTATAAGACTAGGAAAACCATCAAACTTTTTTTCTACTTCTTGCATATACTTACCACATCCACAAATTGCTTCTGCAGTTATAACCTTGCCATCTATTACTTTTAGTGTAGCTTTTTGCAATTCTTTAGTTTCTTCCCCACACTTACATATAAACTTAATCATTTTTTACACGTATTTCTAATTCATAGTGTAATCTTGTTAATGCTTCTCTTATTAACATTATATCGTTAGCTGAATCTTTATTTTTTATTTTATTTAAGCAATTAATTGCTTGTTTTAAATGTTCACTTTGTGTTATCATGTTTATATTTTTAATTCTATTTTAGCTATACCCCCATTAATATTAATTTCAGATGTTTTAGATTGCCTGTTAAATTCTGACACATACTTATCAATATCTTCTCTTGTACACAGAAAAGATAAAAATACTTGCAGTTCTTTAACAGCTAACTCTAAGTCTTTCCTTGTATCTACAGATTTAGAGTTTGCCTCTAAAAATTTATGGTAATCTTCAGTAGATATAGTGACAGTGCCTTTTACCACTTACCTAATAACTGATGTTCTCCAACTAACAGTAAATCTTTTTCGTCTATTCTAGCTTTTATAGCTTCTGTTCTGGGATCTATCATAACAGTATTCCCTTTTTTAGCAAAAGTGCACATAGGTCCTACTGCTAATACCTCTAATATGTTAGATCTCTTAGCATTTGATTCTGCTGTATCATCTCCTACAAAGATACCTGACTCTGTTTGTGTAATTGTTGGGTCTGGAAGGACGACCCATGATCCATTTGGTGTAAATTTCATAATCTATATATTTTTAGGCAAAGATATAAATTATTTTTTTATAAATCCAAATGTTTTTTAAGAAAAGTTTTTTTACTAGAGGTAACTAGACGCAGTTATCCCCCTTGAGGTTTGATTTCAAACTTGGATTTCACTTTAGCAGTGCTTCTCTTTTAAGAGACCAAAGGATAGTAATATTGATGTTAATTCACCGCACTTACCTATGTGCAATCTATCCTAACTAAAGTTTATACACTCGTTCTTTTGCAACTACCGGAGAAAACTCTAATCCTATTTGGATCTACAATCCGATGTCTTTTCCCTTGTATGGTTACCGAGGGATGATATTGTTGCGGTGCAAAAGTAATAAAAATATATTACAATGCAAGTAAAAATACAAAAATCATAAGTAATAAATATATTACAGGGGTTAAATCTCTTGTTTTCATACTACAAATATATTGTTACTTTTTTAGACCTATGTTAAGGTAATGTTAAATTTTAGAATAAAAAAAATTTTTTTTGGAGGGTTAATGAACGTGTGAACCAGCACAATCATCGACCCCCACTATATTACGGAGTTCAAAGTACCCGTGCTTTAATCTCCAATTCAGAACTATTTTCTGAATTAATTCAAAAACATAAATGCCTTATGTCAGCAGAACTAACACAAATCAGCATGCAAGAGTATGCTCAATCTATTAACGCAGTCAGCGGAGAAATCATAGCAGGTCCTAACGGAGACTTCATCTCATTTAAACATGCTGATGATACCAAATCTACTTTACCAATAGGTAATAGGAGTCAAGGTATGAACAAGCCATCTCAACTTGATGTATTGATGCTACCTGACGGTGGTAAAGTAGCTACTGTTAATCAATATGTAGGACAAGGTGTGGAAAGCTTCTAGTAGTTAAGGGAGTTTCTCCCTTACTCTCCATCTAATTAAATGATTACGGTGTGTGAGTGTGGCAATCAGGTCACATTCACCACTTTTCCCCACAATTTAGCAATCAATCTAATTACTAATATAAGATAATATAACACAAAGGATAGAATGTTAGGGGTTGTGCTAATCTATTATTGTCGTAATACTTGTTGCTTAACATTCATAAAAGGTAAGGGCTTAGCACAGCTCTTACTTTATTTAACTTAAACATAACTTAATAACAGGTTTAACAATAAGCCTAGTGGTTAGTGATAACCTTCTAGAACTAGTGTCGAACAGTAGAGATGCCTCTAAGAGGATGTGACATCTAGAGCATTAAGCTTGAAACAAAAACCCTGCTGACCTGTTATTATTAACATAAACTATTATAAGGTAGGCTAATGGACCAAAAGCTTTAGTATAAGTGTACATAATACTACTAACAACTCCTAACTTATAATAG